AACTCTTCGCAATAACACTCTATGTAGCCACACTTGGGACAAGCAGGGCACACGCACTGTTCATGTGTATGACCACAGTCACACAACGCTTTACTCATAGGTACTCCTTTCATACCTGATAACAGACCTAGACCCTAGTCGTAGACCTGGTTGTACTGCCACACTATGTATGTACATAGTTAGTAGTGGCCTAGCCCGCGTATGAAGGGTGCGGACTAGACCACCTAACAGAAAGAACACTTAGTTAGTTAATAGGCTAGCGACATGACTATTGTGAGTGTCTATACATCCTGTTCATCCACACCTCGCAGGATGGGTATTACTAGGGAGTAGCAGTACGACACTATGTATGCCCACATTATGGACATACATAGAGGCAGGGAGCATTTCTGCCCCCTGCGACTATGACTAGACTAAACTGTTTCTAGTGTGTTCTCCATCAACTCGTTGAGAGAAGGGAGGTCGATACTGCGTAGCAAGGTGTTGATGATGTCTTTCACCTTGCCTTCCTCGGTGTTGGTTGTAGTACCCGCACCGAGTAGTGCCTTAGCGTGCTTTTCCAAGCCTGCGAATGATGTCTTGCGTACGGCATCATAGTCGATAGGAGTGTTGTCCAGTTCCTTCTGTAGTTCGTTGATACGAGCAATGACTGTATCTACGCCCTCTGTCTGGATGTGGTTGTAAATCTCTGCCCACTTAGCAGACAATACAGACGAACGCTTGACGATGTCCTTGGTTTCCATACCCAGACGGGCTGAGATGTAGCCACCAAAGAGTGCTACCGCTTGACCAGCAGATGGTTTGCCACCATCATACACATCAAGGATAGTTGCTTCAGGGTTCTGCTTAAACCCCTGTGCGAACACATCAATGGACACGGACTTGGACTCTAAAGATTTGTAAGAGGTCTTTAGTTCCTCTATTGTGATTGTAGTCATAGGTTTCCCTTTAACGGTAAATCAGGGCGCTATGCCCCGTGCTACCTATGGCACAGCACTATCTGCCACCATAGGTAGCGACACAATAGAAATGTCGCTTATGCCTAAGGGTAAGCCTTCTACCCTAACTTTTGCTCTGGACACCCTAATCTTATTTGTCCCTTTTTGACCCCCCCACCCTTAAACGCCTTTGCCCCAATTTGTCTTCCAGGTGAGATTGACTAGTGGGCCTATTATGGGTATGGCAGTGGCCAAATGTCCGAATTGTGACATTTATAACATTTTGTAAATTTGGCGGGGGAAATCGGGGGAACTATGATCATAGAAATTTTTGGGGGTATACATAGGACAGGCAGTGGCTAATTGGCTATACTGGTAATAGAGCGCTCAACAATGAGGCTCAAACTACTAGTTATCGTCTAAGGAGATAATTATGGCTATTATGCCGTCATCAGGAAAACACGACCCACAACACCATACAGATCGCTACACAGATCCGTGGGGCCCAAAGAGTCCGAAGGACTACTCTTATACTAAGATCCCTAAGATCGACACACCAATTACCATTACATCACTGTTTCCACAGTTTGATCGGTGGGCAATCGGGTTCGATCCTCTATTTGATACATTCAAGCATGTCTCTGCCAATACTAAGACCGCAGGGTATCCTCCATACAACATCTTTAAATCAAAGGACAACTATGTCCTTGAGATCGCTGTAGCAGGGTTTGCTAAGGAAGATATCAAGATTACCGTACAAGAGCTCACACTGACCGTAGAAGGCTCCTCAATGCCATCTGTGGACCAGTACGTGCACAAGGGTATCGCAGCACGTGACTTCAAGCAAGACTTCGTCTTAGCTGAGTACGTAGTTGTAAATGGTGCAGAGTTGAAGGATGGTATGCTTCGTATTATATTGAAGCAAGAGCTACCAGAAGCAAAGAAGGCAAAGACTATCGAAATCTCATAGTCTGATACACTTGACCTGGGTAAGTCTTTAAACTGCCCTATTATTGTAAATACAAAGGCTCCCCGCCGAAAGTTTGGAAAATTATGGAAAAATTAATATTGGATGTGCTCTGCTACAATTGTGGAGTGATGTTTCAAGTACCTGTAGGAACTAAGAACCCAACTGCAAGATGTAAGGAGTGCTCCGACTAATGCCTAACTATGACTACAAGTGTAATGAATGTGGGATGGTACGAGAGATCTACCGTGAATTTGGTGAAGATCACGAACCTACTTGTTGTCAGTCTAGTATGTCACGTGTATGGACAGCTACCCCCGCCGTATTTCGTGGTGGAGGCTGGGGCGGACAATAGTCCTAAAACCCGGTAAACTATTACTATGGCAGATAAATATAGATCAAGTAGGTTTAAACCTGAGGTTGACCCCGATAACTATGCTGCTATAGCCGCTGCTTTAAAAAACGAGAGAGAACGTAGTCGTCTCTGCGGACCAGGATATCAAGAGATTGATGCTCCGACATCTGGTGGACCTCGTCCAAGAGCTAAGAAGTGTTGCTACAACTATAACACTAAGACATTGATCATTGTAATGACTGACCCAGGTCCTGGCAACCTTCCTAAGTACACTTGGATTGAATATGCCGATGTAGATGACTTTTTGTGGGAAGGCCTAAAGGATGCAAACTCTACAAATGAGTTTGTACAAGAAGCCTTGTTAAACCACCCGTATACAGTAACTGACTCTGGATCCTTGCCTAGAACACGTGGAGAGGCCTTCCACAACGAGATTCAGGCCAATGAAGAGTATTATGGCAAATATGGCCCTGATGGTGCACCAATTCCAAATTACTGATACCATATACATCTACTGAGAGGGTTACCATGGGAAGAAATCATTTTTCTAAAGCTGGTGGGCCATATTTTATTAACAACGGTGTCACTAGACATAAAGACCATCATAAGCACGATGACTCTCATACTCACTCATATATGTTTGAGGTCGGGCCTTTTCGCAAGTTATTTAATTTAGTAAAGTCTAAATTTAAAAAGGGGCCACTATGACAACGCTTGCTGCAATACAAGGTGATGGTTGGACTGTTATTGGATGTGACTCACGCGCATCAGATGAAGATGGTCGTTTCATGGAACTGTCTACGGATAAAATAATTAATAACAATGGTGTACTGATAGCGGTCTCCGGCGCTTCTAGAGGTGGAAACATTGCACAGTTTGGTTGGAAGCCACCAAAGCCTCGTGTAGGTGAAGATCTAGATTTATTTATGACACGGACATTTATACCTTCAATGCGTAAAGCTTTTCAAGATGCAGGCTTTGAAGGTAAAGAAGACGGTGATTCAGCTTGGCATGACTCTAACCTGTTAGTTTCTGTTCGTGGAGTCATCTACCCTATATTTAATGACTACTCTTGGGATAGAGAAGCCCGCAACGTATACTACGCAGGTAGCGGCGGAGATTTAGCACTTGGTGCTTTGGAAGCCCTAAACTACACAAAAATTAAAACCCCACAAGAAGCAGAGTCAATTCTTAAGAAAGCTATTGCTATTGCTATTAAGCATGATATTTATTCTGGCGGAAAGATCGTTACACGCATACAAGAGGCGTAATCTCTGGGATTATTGTCCCTGTCCAATCCCGGACACTCACATTGATCAAGTGAAGGAATACATATGTCAAGTTACAACGAACCGGCAGCTATTGGGTCTCCCAGCGGTACCGGCGCAGAAACAGTCGCAATTGCGGCACAACCAGCTGGAGTTAACAACAACGGTAACGCTACCGACTCAGCAGGAAATTTACGAGTAGATTTTGTATGGGGATCACGCCCACCTCTACCAAACGACGAACGTGCTGATGGAACTCCAACAGCAACAGTTGCATACGGTGCTGCACAAAACGCACAGTGGACAACTACAGGAAAGATTGATAGTGCACGCTTAAACGCAGCACTTGGAAATCACTCAGACATTGAAGCTGAGTGGGCAGGTTTCCCAGGTTACATCGAAGCAGCAGGTAACTACAAGGTTACAGCAGCTTCAGGTAATGGAACAACTGTTACATACACATCACTAAACCACCTTGCACCTGGAGACGTTATCAATGTTACAGGTCTTACAGAATCAGCTTACAATCTATCAGCAGTAACTGTTGCTACAGCTAACAAGCTACAGTTCACAGTAACTAACTCAGCTAACGCTGGTGAAATTACAGGACAGTGGTACGGTAAGGCAGAATCAACAACAGCTCGTTCAGCAGCTGATGGTGCAGGCCTTGGTTACATTGTAGTACCTTCAGTAGTTGGTAACACTACAGCAGTAGCCCTTGATACTCTTAAGGATGCTGGTTACGAAGCAGCTAACATTACAACTGCAACAGCAGCTACAAACGCTGCTTCAACAATCACAGCAGTTGCACGTACAGGTACAACAGCAACAATCACCTCATCAGGTGCTGGCGCTAAATACCCAGTTGGAACTAAGATTACTGTTGCAAACCTAGTATCACCAGATACAGCGCTCAACGGTACATTCACAGTTACAGCAGTTGCTACAAACACTGTTTCTTACACAACCACAACTTCAGGAACACTATCAACAACAGGTCTCTCTGTTGCTGGCCTCACAGGTGTTGCTGGAACAATCAAGACTCAGTCAGTTGCAGCTGGAACAGGTTCAGTCCTCTCAACAGCTACAATTACAATCACACCGTTTGCGACAGCTTCATAAGCTTCTCAACACAAACAAATAGCCGGGAGTTCACGCTCCCGGCTTTTTGCTTTAGTGGGATACTATCCCTATGACATACTTATTGGCGGAAGAAGATATTTCAGTAAATGTGAGGGAATCCTGCGACCTTTGCTCGGCTAGGGCCCTGATCGTGGTACTATTCCCCTCTGGGGAATTGACCTTCTGCATGCACCATTATAATAATAATGCTCATGCGCTTACAGATCAAGGCGGAGTTGCTAAACTTTTGCCAGTACCTAAAGATTAGATGGGATCAAAAGATGTTTATTTTTAATAGCCAGAGAATGGTTCAATCCAATAACGGCATGGGTCGTAACCGAACCTATGGCGGCATAGGATCAATCTTTAGACAAAAAAGCGCCTTTGAATTAGAGAAGCAACTAATCGATCATCGTGCAGATGCAAGCATCCGCATTAACACAGCTACCAATGAATCACGTGGAGAGCAAGATCGTAAGAAGGCCGTTATTGGTGCTGCTACAGGTGCTTGGGGTAAAGCACAAGAGACTAAAGAATTAGGTAAGAGGGCTCGTGGTCAACGTAGGCACCTTAAAGAACTTAACCGCGCAACTAATAATACTGATGAATTTATTGACGATCCAAAAAATCCTGGAACAAAGATTAAAAACCCTGATCGTTGGACTGGTGAAGTTGTAGATGCATCAGTAGGTGAAGCTAAGGGAATCTTCCAGCGTAAGGGTGCAAATCCTGGTAAGGGAGACGAAGCAACACCAGATCTTGATGATGTTGAGACATTTGAGCCTGGAACTAAGGACAAAAAATAATGGCAAAAAAGAATTATGGTCGTGGAAAAGGTAAAGACGATCCGCGCAAGGCACCCAAAGATGTAAAGCCAACTACTACACCTGAAGAACAAGATGCCGCTAGAGCAGCTCTTGAGGAAGGGTTGCGCCAAAAAGCTGCAAAATCTCGTGCTAATGAAGATGATGTTAGATCTTCTAGTAAAGCAAAAGATGTTGCGCCTACACCTAAGGTTACAACCACTAAGCCTTCAGATCCAAAACCAATTCTTACTACAGAAGAACAAATGCAAGCAGAGGTTAAGGCAGAAGACTTTCAACCTAAAGATAAAATTGGAGGACCTGAAGATTCACCTGCTGTAACTGCACAAGTTCTTGGAGAAATGACATCTGGTGTAGATGCAGAAGCAGTAAAGAAACTTTCTTCTACTGGTGGTAGTGATCCACTACGACCAAAGGTTTCAGAGTTTGAAGAAGTATCTGAAGAAGAAGCACGTGCAGCTGAAGCTGCTGGCTTAGCTTCAAGAGCACGTCGTGGTGCATCAACAGTAGTTAATCCTACAAAGACCTCTCCATACGATGCCCCTAGCTCAGGAGATGTTGCTGCTTTGCCTATGGATAAAAACTACCGCGTTGATGTTATGGGACCTGGTGTTCCTAACGCACCTGCTGTAGCAGCAAGTCGTGAAGACCGTGTTGCAAAGGGTCTTGGTACTCCTGGTGATGAACTAGGTCTTGAAGATGTTATGCATAATGGAAAAACATACCAAGTAAATCCGGATGTTGCTGCAGCGTATAGACTTCATAGAGATGCTTGGGAAGCTAGAAAAGCTAGCGGTAAGCGTGCAGGAAGAGAGTTTGCACCCGATGAAATGGCTGGAGGACATGAGCATGCGTTAGTACGTATTGCACGTGAACTTGGTGATCCAGAAATTACTCCTGAATCTGTTAACGCATACAGCGTAAAGGTTGCAGGTAAACGTGGCGCTATCTCCCATGCTGCTGGTGTATACCAATTGCTTACAAAAGACCGTGCATCTCGAAAAATGGTTTTAAAACCAGCTGCGCTTAATGATACTGTACAACACCCGACTGAGACAGATTCTTTTGGTAACCCATTACGCATGAAAGTTAAAGATGCTGCTTTTCACACAGCTTTTTCATCACACCTTAAGGTAGATGGCAAAAGCCCTAGCGGCTATTCAGTTGAAGGTAGCGAAGCTGCTCAACCTATGATTGATGAAAATAACAATCCAACGTTTCGTCATACAGGATTTCATTCATTTGACACGGGTGAGGGTAAACTTTGGATTCACACAGACCCTAGTGAATATGAAAACTACACCCCTTTAAAGAACCGACTACGTTCAGAAATCAAATCACCAACACCAGCAGGATCTATTAGAACCGGTGAAGGTAGAGCACCATTAACATCAGGACGTGTTACAGGTTACGTACCTTTTAGCAACCCACTACAACCGATTGTAGACCCTGCTAAACCTGATTCACAAGGAGTACCAAACACTGGCCCTACAGCACCACCTCGTGTAGGCATTCAAGGAGATCAACCATTTTACGTATCACGTACTGCTCGCCGTAGAAATTTAATTTCAGGTGATCCAGGATATGTTTCTGGTTCAGAGCTAGATGGTATGTATGACAAGGCAGAGCGTTTGCAAAACTTTGGTGCTAAGCGTGAAGCTGCTCGTGCATCTATGGGCTTTGATCCAACTATTGTTAATCACCTAAACGATCAAGCAGCAGAGCTTACACAAAGAATTTCTGATCAACGCGATAAGATAAACTTTGGTACATACGATATTCCACATGACGATGTTCCTCGTAATCAAAAGGGACAAGCAAACATAGACGAAAAAGGTAAGTTTACTTCGGGAGTTGGCCAACAAATGGCTAAGGCCGCAATTCCAAAGGGAACTGCTCCAGGTCCAAAAGTTTTGCAAGGTGTACTAGATCTTGGAGAAGGTTACGACTATCCACAAGATGATTATAAGATTCATCCTACATATGAATATGATGCAAAAGGTGGTCGCATAACAGGTGAAGGTTCAACACGTGATTTAGCAACAGCACGTCCTGAAGATGCAACACTTGACGTACAGACTGGTAAGGGTCTCTCAAGAGGCATGGAAGTAGCTCCTAAGGTAATGTCACGTGCAGAAGCAGGTATTCCTGATTCTACCGTTACTCCAGAGCACCAACGTTTCTCAACTCAATTTAGTGCACTTCTAAAAGCTGAACCAGATACTGTAGTTGATGAAGACGGTGCAGTAGCCGGACACTCAAAGACAGATTCATTTGCTACTAACGTAGGTGAAAAGCCAAAAAATTCTCTCACTATCAAGGGAAGTGCACCACTACCTAGTGGTAAAACTACTAGAGACTTACGGGGTGCTAGAGAAGACATCCGTATGGGTACTCAACCATTATTTGCACCAGAAAAGGTTGAGCAAATAAGCTACAAGGGATTTGAAGAAGTAAAGCCAGAACCAAGAGAAGAAGTGGAAACACCTAAGTCTCCATACCTTCCATCAGGAGGTGTTGACTACACTACTCCTGAACCTGTGGTTACCCCTGTAGAAAGTGATCCTTATCAAACATCTGGTGCTACAAACAAGCGTGGACGCTCTATTGATTACTCAACTGGGCGCTCTAGAAAACCAGAACCAGTTCCTCATCAAGACTCACTGTTTACTGACGCAGAACTGATGCCTCCACAAAACGATTCATTAGTTGAGTTACCATCCACACGTCGTAGAGAAGCTTTCCTAGGAACTATTGGTAAGAGTGATTCAGCACTGATTGAAAGCATAAGGTCTAAAGATCGCGGCTACAAGCAAATAACTCAATCAACAGTTGCTGCACAGCCATACTCCTCTCCAGAAATTGGAGACTTTGTACACCACTCACGTTATGGTGGCGGTAAAGTAATTGGGGTAAAGGATGCTGCACATGCACTTACAGGTGCGCCCGATAAGCACGTTACTATTGATTTTGGTGGTAGCACAGGTGTTAATGATATCAAGCCTCTTGCACTAAGTGAGCACAGTCGTTTCTTGGAAAAGGTACAGCCTGTAGAAACATTTGACAGAGCATACCCAGATCCTGAAACTCCAAATATTGGGGTAAGTACCCAGTTCTCTGGACTAGAGTCAAAAACTTCTAACATGCCTACATTTACCCCAAAGAAGCGTGGAAAAGGGTAAGTAAGGTGGATAGAACAGAAGTGTTCAATTCCTCGTACCCTGTTAAAAACAAAGGTCCTAAGAACCTTCGTTACCATGCGCATGAGTATGCTGACTGGGCCCACGATTTAGAGCCTGATCAAGGTGGAGATCACGCTATCACCAACCGACGATATGGACGTGGTGCAAGCGGAGAGTCCAGTACGTAATGGGATACTCTAACGACACCATTTACACCAGTGGTGGGGAATTTAACGGTCGAGGTGTGCATAAATGGCACTGCTTAGGCTGTAATTGGACTCATCAAGAACTTGGTGGAGTTAAAGATAAAAATCGTGGTCAACGCAAAGCTGACAACCATGCGTGCTACAATTCTGCTAACGACTCTTGGAAACAACGTAAGGATTTAGAATAATGGCTAAGACAGCTGCGTGGCAACGTAAAGAGGGGCAGAACCCTAACGGCGGATTAAACGCTAAGGGAAGAGCCTCTGCTAAAAAAGAAGGCCACAATCTTAAGCCACCTGTAAAAAAAGAAGAAGCTGCTAAGTCTGAGAAGTCTGCTGCACGTCGTAAGTCATATTGTGCACGCTCTGCAGGACAAGCAAAGAAGTTTCCTAAAGCAGCTAAAGATCCAGATAGTAGACTAAACAAAGCGAGAAGGGCATGGGACTGCTAATGGCTAAAGGACCGTGTTGGGATGGCTACGTTCAAGTAGGAATGAAAATGCAAGGTGGAAAAAAAGTACCGAACTGTGTACCAGAAGGTTCAGGAAAAGATAAAGTTAAAAAACCTACTAAGAAAAAGGTAAAATAATGAAAAACCCAGGTTATGATAAAGATGGTAGATTTGTAGGTAGTGAAAAAGGCGCATACAATGCCGATGGTAGAAAAATAGGTTACGACGAAGACGATATGAAAGTCGGTCAAAGCGATACTGCTCGATTCTTGGATGATCCACGGCACATGGCAAATGAAGATGCGTACATGAATCTGCACCCTATTGTTAGGCCAAAAAGTGCACAAGGCTTCCCGATGATGCACCCTGGAGCAACTTCTCAGCATTTAGGAAATGACCATGGTGGACATAGAACTGCAAATGATGTTCGCTACGACATTCGTCACGGATATAATATTGCCAAACAAAGAGGGACATCCGCTAGTCTTTTGACCGCAGAAGACGCGGGATACGCAGCTCGTAAACACATATACATACAGCGCGAAGAAGACGCAAAGAAGAAAGCAGCTCCAGCAGATCGCAGCGGAGAACGATCTGACCAGTTTAAATTTACAGATAGTGCACCAACACAAACAAAAAGTCTTTGGGACGATTCTGGTATGGATGATGCACCAGCAGCACCAAAATCAAAACCAAAGAACGAAGACACCCTTGGTGGAGCTATTAGACACGTAATTGGTTCACTTCGCAAGAAGGGCTAACTAATGTTACGAGGTGAAGACTGGGTTCCTGGAGAACATGCCGATCCTGTATCACCTGTTGCTAAAAAGTTAAGTGTTGAGCCAGGTCGTTTAGTTGATTCACCAAGAATAATAAATCCTAAAAACCCAGGTATTGGTGCAGTATCTTATATTGAGTCTCAAGATGGGCCATGGGACGGTGAAAAAGGTCATAAAGAAGTTTTAGGTCGCTATGTACATTTATTTAAGGGTTTTCATGATGCTCGTCCTGAGGATATTGATATGAACATAGTCGGGCAACATTGGACTATTGACCCAAGCGTTGCTGAGGATTATGCTACTCATGGAGAAGATGGAACATGGAACAGAGGAAATAACCATACTGTTTTAGAAGGCAGAATACTAAAAGATCATTTAATGAAGTATGAAGATATGACAGATAACTTTAGAAGTCAACATGTTATGAATCGTGGTGTTGGCTTTGCAAATGCTTCTCGTGAGGTACCTCTAGTAGAGGGTAAGCCTATACATATAGTTGCTACCCATGATATTGTTACAGATGAAAATCGTAAACCTGTAAGCTCAGTACGAAAAGAGACTACTCTTTTAACTGGCATTACTAATCCAAATAAAAGAATGGCAGGGCGTAAAAATGGCTGAGCAAGTAAAAAGATTTGGACCATATAAGGGCTCTGAAGCTAATGGCGGACGTCCTATCTACGTATTCAAAAAGAAGGTAGATGGTAAGTGGGTTACTACCTCTAAGAATAAGGCACGTGTTGAGTACGAAGATAAACACGGTAAGTTAAGCCGAGACACAGATGTAGACCACAAGGATAATAACCATAGTAATGATAAGAAGAGTAATCTTCGCCCATTAAAGCATGGCAAGAATACTGCCAAAGAGAACAAGCGTAGAGCTGGAAAGAAGTAGTCATGGGACAGTTTGATAACGTGGGACTAAAACCAGTATCTCGCATAGGTTTAAGTGACAGTGACCGTGGAATAGGGCTGCCTGAGCGCTATGATGGACCACGTCCTGGTACAACAGTTGAAACCAAGAAAAAACCTAAATTTAAAACCGCTGCTATTCCACCTAAAAATCCTCCAAAGAATCCGCCAAAGGGACCAACAGGCCCTAAAGATCCTGATAAGTATAATAAGGATAATAATAAAAATCCTAAAAAAAATGGATATTTAGACAAAAGTAGAAAGAAATAATGGCACAGTCAGGAAGAAACGCAGAGATGGCAGCCGGAGCAGGACTAACATTTCAAAATTCTTCGGCGTATAAATCTGCTGTTACTACTACTTCCTCCTCTACACCAGGAATGTCAATGGATACTGGTGGTGCTGCTAAAAGCACAGGGTCTACAACAATGCCAGGCGCAGCATCTGGAAAAATAGGCGTAGGCAATTCAGACAGGGGCGGAATGCCAAACCTAATGAGTCTTTACCAAGTACCTGCTGCTGGATCTATGCCAGCAAGGAAAGAACCTTCTGCACCTAAAATTACAGCGCCATCAAATCCTTCTAGTAGTAGTAGTAGGGGCGGTGGTTTCCGAGTGGGCGGTATGATTGGTTGGGGCAGCGGAGGCGGAATGGGGATGGGGAGAATAGACTAATGAATAGTATTGGAAGAATGCAAGAGTTATCAATGGGAATGAATAGTTCTGGATCTAGCTCTTCTAATTCTAGACCATCTTTACCACGAGAGTCCGGTGGTGGAAGCACCGGTGCTACGACGGGTAATAGTGGCATGTCTCCCAAATCTTCTGGGGGAATGTATGGGCCAAACAACCAAGCCGAAAGTGGATTTAAATTTAATTACGAAGCACCTAAAAATGGATCTGTGCCTGCTAGAGGGACTCCTGGTCTCCGTGGCGGTATGGGCTTTGGTGGCGGTGGACTGTTTAATAAAAGTAGGTAGAAGTAAAAAAGGCCCCAGTTACGGGGCCTTTTCTATTTACTTAGGAAAGTCATCAAACCAGTCAGTAACTGCTGATTCGGAACTTGTGCCGTCATATGCATCAGGTCCTAGACCCCAAGACCCAAAGTTTGTTCCACGATTAGTCATGTAGAAAGCTGCTTGGGCGTTTGTCACTGGGTCTAGTAGTTCGGCATTAGATTTAATACCAAATTTTTTTCTTCTATCTTCCCCAAGATTTCCGATCATATTGATCTGGAATAGTCCGTAGGAATTATCCCCTGTTGAGGATGTCTTATTATGGGAATTTGAGTTGCCCCTAGACTCTCGCATAACTACTGCCCAAGCTGTCTTCAAGGAGCTACCCTTAAATCCAACTAGTTCAAGCATCTCTGCTAGGTCTGTAGGACTGAACTTAGTCATTTCCCGATACTTATCTAAAGGATCAACTATCACTTCGACAGTGCTCACAGTGGGCGTATCAACCCGGTTGAAGACCGCGTAGGCCTCGTTTGTTGTTACTATTGATAGCATAAGCGCCATCAGGCTTGCTTTTATTTTTAGTACAGTTTCTTCATTAAATTTCACACTATCTCCTAGGCTAGAAAGCCAACCCGAACCTTTGACTGCCTGTCACCCAGTCTGGGGTAGCTTGGCGTCTGTCTGCCAAGCTAGTTGCAACTCTTTTGTTTCGTTGTTAGTGTTGAGGTTTTACCCTCTATATAAAGTCTACCAGTAAATACAGACTTGGCGCAACATCGAACTCAATATAAGATATGATAAGATATTGCCGTAAAATACGTTCTGAAAGGACATATTATGGAAATTTCTAAGCCTAAATGCTTATCTTGCGATAACGAGCCCCTGTATTACGTTAAAAATGAATTCTCTCTTGACCAGCTTTTTTGTGATCTACATCTCTCTCCTGTATTTGACAAGACTAAGCTTCCTGCCCACGTAACTTACTATGTGCAAGAAGAAAAAACCAAGGTCTCTAAGAAGAAGAAGGCAGTGGCCGAACCTGTTAAAGAACTAACTGAATAATGAGAATACAGAGGGTAATAACAAAACAAGGGCATCCAGTACCAGCATCTTCACATGCTCCTAGGGGCCCATTTCCACCAGAGTTATTTCGTGAGCCTGACATGATTTCTGACTATACACCTATTGATGATGATGTACCTGTTGGTGGAACAGCTCAAAATAACTTTAGAGCTCCTAAGCTCTTTCGTTGTAAAAACTGTTCTGTGCTAGTATTAGAGTACGAACTTGATGAACACGTTTGTCCGGAGGCGGAGGATAGCAGTGGCCAAGACTCATGATGTAGGTAAGTTCTATTGGCATACCATGATCTACCCAATAAAACCACCAGTATTGTTTGAAAAAGCAAATACACAAGAAATTGAGCCTCCATACAGATTTGGATCAGGTGTTTGCATTAGATTTCCTTTTACTAGAGCGTCTTTAGTTTTTGGTAAGTGGGTAAAATCTTACTCTGAAAGCCAGGCGCTAACTAACGCAGTAGGTGGAAGACCAATGAACCAAGACGAAGTTGATTGGAACATTATTAGAGATGGGGCGGAATATGATGTTTAAGAAGAAAACAGAAGAAAAAAAGAAAACTAAGATTGAGAAGCGGGTTGAAGGATTACCTACAGCTGAGCTGTTATCTTGGGCGGATCAAGCAATCTACTCAATTGGTAGAAACCTATCTAATTGGCAAAAAAGTAAAGACAACTTCTCATTAGAGGAGGCACGAATTGGCTCAGAAGTTCTGCACGCCATAATGGAGTCCTTAAATAAGAGAGTTATTAAATGAGTCTTAACGATTTTGAAGAACTTGATCCAGAAGAATTAGAAGAAGGCAGTGGCCCACTTCCAGAAGATGAGGAAGAAGATGAGCTTGATGAGCTATCAAAAGAATTTGTTAAAGTACTTATAGATAAAGTAATGCAGTTCATGGAGATGCTTGTAGGTCACGAGCTCCACGCGTATCAAAAGCCACTTGCTAGGAGAGTAATTGAATCTGTAATTATTAACGATGGTGAAGAAGTAACTGCCCTGGCATCACGTCAGTCAGGAAAATCAGAAACAATTGCTAACACAGTGGCCACACTTATGGTTATCCTTCCAAGGCTTGCCCGCATGTACCCAGACCTACTAGGTAAGTTTGGTGACGGTATTTGGGTGGGCATGTTTGCACCAATCCAATCTCAGGTTGAAACCCTTTACGCCAGAACAGTGTCCCGCCTTACCTCTGAGCGTGCTATGGAAGTTTTTGGTGACCCAGAGATTGATGATATGCCTGGTAAGAACCCGGGCGTAACTCGTAACATTAAGCTTAAAAAGTCTGGTTCAACCCTAATGATGATGACTGCTAACCCACGAGCTAAGATTGAATCTAAATCTTTCCATTTGATCATTATTGATGAGTGTCAAGAAGCAGATGACTTTGTAGTGTCTAAGTCTATTAGCCCTATGGGAGCTTATTACAACGCTACTATTGTAAAGACTGGCACACCTACAACAAGTAAGAATAACTTTTACCGAGCAATTCAGCTCAATCGACGCAGACAGGCAGGCAGTAGAAATGCAAAACAAAATCACTTTCAATGGGACTGGAAAGATGTTGCCAAAGTCCAACCGAACTACGAAAAATTCATTAAAAAAGAAATGCTTAGAGTTGGTGAAGACTCTGACGAATTCCAAATGTCGTACAACTGCAAATGGTTGTTGGAAAGAGGAATGTTCGTTACATCAGGGATCATGGACGATCTTGGTGACACATCCCAAGAAATCGTTAAAAGTTGGCATAGGTCCCCAGTAGTTGTTGGTGTTGACCCTGCACGTAAAATTGACTCAACAGTAGTAACTGTTGTATGGGTTGACTGGGATAGACCAGACGAGTATGGCTACTACGACCATAGAGTTTTAAATTGGTTAGAACTTCAAGGTGATGACTGGGAAGAGCAGTACTTTCAAATACAGCAGTTCTTATCAAGCTATGACGTACTTGCTATTGGTGTAGACGCTAACGGTGTAGGTGACGCAGTGGCCGGACGTTTAAAGGTTCTAATGCCACGAGCAGAGGTAATCTCTGTTACTTCTAGCCCTACAGAACAATCAAAGCGTTGGAAACACCTACAGGCACTAATTCAAAGACAAATGGTTTCTTGGCCTGCACACGCAAAAACTCGTCGTTTACGTATCTGGAAGAAGTTTTACCAACAGATGACAGATGCAGAAGTTCAGTACAAGGGACCTAACTTTTTAGTTGGGGCCCCAGACGAAGCCCACGCACACGACGATTTTGTTGACTCTTTAGCCCTTGCATGCTCCCTAACTCAGGATATGGTTATGCCTACGGTTGAAGTATCTTCAAGTCCTTTTTTCTAAAAAGAATTACTTTAGGCCGACAAAACAACAAATAAAAGCGAGAATTATCCGTGAGGACCCTCAATCCCTAATCCTATAGGAGAAGCAAAAAATGGCAGTAGAAAATATCGCCCCAACACCTCAGTTCCCTGAGAAGGTTGGCGCAACATACGAACGTAAAATGTCACCTGCACAACCAGGACTTCGTGGTCCACTTCGCTTTGAAGAAGGCGTTGCTACAGACACAGATGTTCCAAACGATTTTCAGGTTGGTTTAGACCAGGGGTACGATACTCCAGCAGGTCGTCCAAACCACAATGTTAACGTTTTTGAAAAGTACCCAGAAGAAACAATGAAGCAACGTGCACACGTTGGTTCAGCAGCTTGGGTAGAGGCTCCAACATACCTTGGTGAGTTTGCTAATGGTAACTTTGGAGATCACTCTCAGGTTGTTATTGAAGAAGTAATTCGCAGCGGCTCACGCTATGAGCGCATGAACCCAGCTTCAGTAGTAGACTAAAAAGTACGATACAATATACCTGTTCCTAGCCCCTCACTAACCTGTGGGGCTAGGGAACTTGTATGAGGGAGAATGATGGCACAACCAGACAATCCAAAATTGTATAATGCATTGGAACAACAGGCTCGTTCTAAGTATCCTTCCTCTAGAACAAAAGGGTTGACATACGCAGCAGCTAAGTGGCTATCATCAGAATATGCAAAAAATGGCGGCGGTTATGTAGATTCAATTAAAGAAATTGATCCAAAAAAGCGTGATTATAAAAAAGAAGAATTAGACAAAATAAAACGCAAAAAGTCTGAAAAGAAACGTAACATTAAAAAACAAGGTTTTGTAGCGTAAGTGGGGGCACACATGAATACGAAAGTCAGGAAAGCATAAATGGCCGGTGGCATTGATTTTTCACCTCCGAGTTATAGAGCTGCATCATCTGATTTAACTATCTCTATTTCTCCTTTAGGTCTAGTAGAATTAGCAGACGAAGAGTTTGAAGTACACGGTCCACGACTAAACCGTTACTCACTCAACTGGGCAATGTACCTAGGGCACCACTGGTCTTATCGCCGTGAAATTGGCGAATCACAGATGGTATATAATTATTACAGAGCATTTACAGATTTTATTATTAACTTTACATTTGGTCGCGGAGCAACTTTCCGTAGCCCATCATCAACAGAAGCTATTGTTCCAGACGTTCTTAAGCGTGTATGGGAAACTGATAATGATAAGCATTCCGTTATGTGGGAAATGGGTCAGCAAGGCGGAGTATCAGGCGACTGCTTTGTTAAGGTAGCATATGAAGAGGGTTATGAAGATTCTGTTGGTCGACCACATCCTGGACGTGTCCGCATTCTTCCCCTTAACTCTTCTTTCTGTTTCCCAGAATTCCACCCACATGACCGTTCACGACTAATTCGTTTTAAGCTCAAGTATCGTTTCTGGGGTACCTCAGTAGAAGGCACACGCCAAGTCTACACATACACTGAAATTCTTACAGATGACCGTATTGAAGAATATATCAATGACGAGCTTATTGACTCACGTGCAAACCCAATTGGTGTAGTGCCAGTCATTCATATTGCAAATGTGCATATTTCTGGATCTCCTTGGGGATTAGCCGATTGTCACGACCTTATTACACTAAACCGTGCGTACAATGAAACAGCAACAGATATTGCAGACATTGTTAACTACCACGCAGCACCAGTTACAGTTATTACAGGAGCTAAGGCTTCAGCACTTGAGAAGGGCCCTAAGAAGGTTTGGGGAGGACTTCCAAAGGATGCGCAGGTATTCAATCTAGAAGGTGGCGGACAAGGCCTTGTAGGAGCTATGGAATACCTCAAGATGATTAAGTCAGCTATGCATGAGATGGTTGGCGTTCCTGAAACAGCTCTTGGACAAGTACAGCCTATTTCTAACACATCAGGCGTAGCACTTGCTATTCAATATCAGCCTTTGATGAATCGTTATTTGCAGAAGACAATCCAATATGGAAACGGACTTCAAAGAATTAATGAGCTTGTTCTCTTAACCCTTGCATTTAAAGAGCCTGAGATGTTTACTTATAATCCAGCAATTAATGGACCTATTAAGCCTAGCCAATTACCTCAGTTAGATCTTTCTCAGTCAATTACGTATGAATCAATTATTCATTTTCCACCTCCACTTCCATTGGATAAGCTAGTTGTTCTTAACGAAATCCAGCAGAAGATGAATATGCAGCTAGAAAGCCGTGAAGGCGCCCTACGCCAGCTTGGAGAAGAATTCCCAGATGAGAAGCTAGAAGAAATTCGTGCAGAACTTATTGCTGATGCTAAGGCTGATGGTGCATTGGCACTTATCAAGCAGCAAATTAACTCTGCTATTACTTCTCTTACAGGAATGATGCCTGATGGTACACTTCCACCAGGGGCAGCACCAGGAGATGGAACTGGTCCAGGACCACTTGGTCAGCCAGGAATTATTACGCCGTTCGAAGAACAGACACTTGCACAGATGCAAAATGAGCTTGTTCAAGGAGCGTATGCACCAAAGATTTCTCAAGTATCAACGCCTCAAACAGATACGCCAAATACTGAAGAAAGTAAGTAATTTAGGCAGACAAATTAGCAATAATTTGGAAGTCTAGTACCCAAACAACCACCATAGGTCATCGTGATATTTACTCGGACAACGACCTCTTAAACCTAAGGAATAACGCATGTCAGAAACATCTAACTTAGTTGATAGTGCAGTAGCCCAAGAAGCATTTTTATCAGAAGCCAACCCAACACAAACAACTAGCACAGTAGCTCAAACAAATCAGTTTGTTGAGCAAAAAGGTTATACAGACGAAGATCTAAAGCGAGTACGTGAGCAGGAAAAGTCCAAGCTCTACCCGCAGATTGATTCGTTAAAGGAAGAAATTTCTCTTCTTAAGAAAGACCGTGAAGAACGTTTAGCTGAAGCTACTCGCATCGCTGAAGAAAAAGAAGCTGAGTCCCGTAAAAAGGCAGAGGCTGAAATGGATGTTCGTTCTCTTCTTGAACAGAAAGAAAAAGAATGGGCAGAAAAGCTAGATATAGAGAAGGCCGAGCGTGAACGTGCATTTACTCTTCTTGATCGTGAACGTCAGTATGCAGAACTAACTGCATATCGCTCACAACGTTTAGAAGAAGAGCGGGATAGTATTATCCCTGAGCTTGTAGATCTAATCTCAGGAAATAATCCCGAAGAGATCGAATCTAGTATTGCAGGACTCCGTGAGCGCAGCTCACGTATCTTGGAATCGGCGCAATCTGCTATGCAGAACGCCCGTAAAGAAATGACAGGTAGTCGAGTAACATCGCCTGCCTCAGGACCTATGGACACTAACTCGGATCAACAATCGTTTACAGCGGATCAAATTGCCGCAATGTCGGTTACCGAATACGCAAAATATCGTGGGAAGTTGCTGGGATCAGCAGCTAACCAACGAAACAAGGGAATCTTCGGGTAAAGTTTTTACCTATTAAATCAACCTAACATATATGAACAAGGAGTAACACCGACATGGCATCAGCCGTAACAGGTACCGGCAATTTAGCCGCAGCACCTACAGCATACTCTGGCTCCAATAGCCAGCTAACACAAGCAATTCAGACCATCTGGTCTAAGGAAATTCTATTCCAGTCAATGCCTATTCTACGCTTCGAGCAGTTCGCTGTTAAGAAGACAGAACTAGGAGTTGCACCTGGTCTACAGATCAACTTCATGCGTTACAACAACCTCGGCTTCGCGGGTTCACTCGTTGAAGGCGTGCGTATGTCAACAAACGCACTAACAGCACAGCAGTTCTCAATCACTGTAGCAGAGCATGGCTTTGCAATTGCAGTATCAGAACTTCTACTTAACGCATCATTTGATGACGTTATGGCATCAGCATCACGTCTTCTAGGACGTAACATGGCTCTCTACCTTGATGGCCAGGCTCGTGACACACTCATGGCAGCTTCTTCAAAGATCTACGGTTATGACCGTGCAGGTCTTTCAGCTGCAAATGCATGGTACGATGCAGGTACTGTAGGTACATCACGTGCCTCAATGACTGGTAACTTCCACCTAACAACAGCAGTTGTTAAGGACGCAGTCGAAACACTAGCAACAAAGAACATCCCTCGCCTTGGTGAGACATACGTTGCTTTCATCCACCCACACCAGAGCCGTAAGCTTCGTGACAACCCAGAGTTCATCGAAGTAACAAAGTACGCAGCTCCAGGTAACTTCATGCTAGGTGAAATTGGTCGTCTATACGACACAGTATTCATCGAAACAACACAGATTGAAAAGGTAGCCGGCGGTGCAGGAACTTCCTACACAACCGACACAGCAGTAGCTCCAGGATCAATCGTTTACCCAACTGGTGGTGGTTATACATCTCCAGCAACAAAGACAGGTAACGGTGGTTCAGATCGCTACTCAGCTATCTTCATTGGAGATAACGCATTCGGACACGCAATTTCACTTCCTGTGGAACTTCGTGATGGTGGTATTCTTGACTTCGGTCGTGAGCACGCACTTGCTTGGTACGCAATCTACGGTCTTGGTCTAATCACAGATCAGTCTGTAGTTATCGCAGAAACCAACTAATAACTTAATAGTGGTGGGGCGAGGTTAAGCACGGCCTGAAATAGGGCCACACTCTCGCCCCACTACACCCAACACAAACAAACCTACAAGGAGAATATACATCGTGGCAAAAGCAAAAGTTACTGACGTTACAGGACGTCAACGTGAAGTACAAGTAAAAGCGCATGCAGAAGAGCTTGCACAACGTGCAACCGAAATGTCTATGGCAACTGCAACGCAGCAATACAAGGATCAGACTGAGGTCACAGACCTTACAGATCTTTCTAAACCAACTGTTATTGATGAGATCGAAAGCGTAGGGGTTTCCCTCGCTGATGACACACAGGTAATTCGTGTCGCAGAAGACATCAATATGATGACTGTGGGAGTCGGCAACCATTATAATTTTGAAGCCGGTAAGAAGTACAAAGTACCAAAGCATGTGGCGGCACATCTTCAGGAAAAGGGTTATTTGTACGATAGGCTCTAATGCCGCAATTTAGGTCGCCCGCTCCGACAACCGCCCTCCTGTCGGAGCGGGTCTTTTTTACACAGACTAATTGTAAATTATGCTGCATTATTAGCACATAACCTTTATGGAGGATAAATGACTGCCTCAGTACAACAGCTCTCAGAAAGACTAAGAGCAGAGATTGGCGACATAGCACGGTCATTTACTGACACATTTACAGGCGATGGCGTCACCTTTCGTTTTCAACTATCTAAAGCCCCAGTTCAAGGGTACTCCCTTAATGTAACCGTAAATAACGTAGACAAATCTGCCTTTGTTACAATTGAAGAAGGCACAGGAATGTTGTCTTTTGCTTCCGGGCAGATACCAGCTAACGCATCAACTATTAAAGTATACGGTCAAGCATATAAATACTTTACAGATTCTGAAATTTCTTACTATATTAATACAGCGTTTTTTGAGCACGCTGCGCACACTACAGATACACATGGGGCAAGAGTATCGCAGATAGCTTTGCTACCTGTTATAGATGAATATCCTTTAGTTATCCTAGCCTCGTCTATGGCTTTGTATACCTTAGCTACAGATGCCGCATTTGACATTAACATCATGTCTCCAGATGGCGTATCAATACCCAGATCACAGCGCTACCAACAACTAAGCAACATGGTTCAGGCTAGACAAGAACAGTATAAAGAACTGTGTAAGATGCTTGGTGTTGGCCTGTACCGTATTGAGGTTGCAACCTTCCGTCGTATTAGTCGTATGACTAACAGATACATTCCAGTTTATCGTCCACAAGAAATTGATGATCGATCTCTACCAGACAGAGTTACTCTCCCTATGCCAGACTACGGGGATATTACTCCTCCTACTCCAGTACTTTCAAGAGACATATCAATGTACTCTGGAGATGACTTCTCTATGAAGTACCAGTTTGGATTTGACCTCACCACATTTACTCCTAAGGGACAAATTCGTCTATTCCCATCATCAGACTACTCACAGGTTGGTCCTGTACTACTTGCAGACTTTACTATCACAAAATACTCTGTTAACAGCAATAGTGTTTTAGATGGTCTGATAATTACACTGCCTTCAGCTACCACTACTAATCTGCCAAGAACAGCGTATTATGACATTCAAATGACTGATTCTTCTGGAAAAATCAAGACCTATGCCACAGGAAAAGTCTTTACAGAAAAGCAGGTGACACTTTGACCCCAATTTGGCAGCCTAATCCGTCTTATGGGCTGGAAATTCCAGACATCACTACCATCATAAATTCTCCCGGTGTTGTACTTTCAGATCCTAGTTTAGAGGTACAACAGTTAGGGTATATCTATTATCAGAATACCCCCTCTGATACCTGGACCATTTCTCACAATTTAACCTTTCATCCAAATGTTACTGTAGTAGACTCTGGTGGTAGTGTTGTTGAAGGAGAGATTTCTTACCCAAGCCCCACTACAGTACTGCTAACGTTTAGGTCTGGCTTTAGCGGACGAGCATACCTATCATAAGGAGATAGTAAATGGCACGTAAATTTTTAACCCCGATTGACTTAGTCAAGAACGAGCTTCAAAATGCTCGTATTCAAAACTTAGCTACGGATCCATCAAATCCCGTAACAGGTCAAGTTTACTACAACACTGCCTCCAATGAAATGCGAGTCTACAACGGCACTATCTGGGAAGCTGTTGGACTTAACGGCGTAACCGCAGATGCCGCAGAAATTAACATTCTTGATGGTGCAACACTTACCACCACAGAGCTTAACTACGTTGATGGTGTTACCTCAGGTATCCAAGGTCAACTTGATCTTAAAGCCCCTTTAGCAGGCCCAACATTTACAGGTACTGTAGTCCTACCATCTACAACTTCAATTGGTGATGTATCTGCAACTGAAATTAGTTATGTAGACGGTGTTACCTCTTCTATCCAGACACAGATAGACACTAAAGCCCCAAGTGCTAACCCTACCTTTACAGGTACAGTGTCTTTAGATTCTTCAATTGTATTTGAAGGTTCTACAGCAGATACTAACGAAACAACTCTTACAGCTACAGACCCAACAGCTGACCGCACAATCACTCTTCCTGATGCTAGCGGAACAGTAATCCTTACTACAAATAAGGTAACAGATTTAACAGCTCCAACCAGCTCGTTCTCAATGAACAGCCAGCTAATCACCAACGTAGCAGACCCAGTAAGCGCACAAGATGCAGCAACTAAGAACTATGTTGACTCTGTTGCACAAGGTCTTGATGTCAAAGCTTCTGTTCGTGCAGCAACTACTGCAGCAGTAACCTTATCTACAGACCTTGAGAATGGAGATACTCTTGATGGAGTAACTCTTGCTACTGGTGACCGCATTCTTGTTAAGCATCAATCAACTGGTTCTGAAAACGGTATCTACGTAGTTAAGGCCTCTGGAGCCCCAGACCGTGCTTTGGATGCAAACTCTGATGCAGACGTTACTTCGGGAATGTTTACATTTGTAGAACAAGGAACTGTAAACGGAAATAGCGGTTGGGTATTAACAACTGACAATCCTATTACACTAGGAACTACTGCCCTTACTTTTGCCCAGTTCTCAGGCGCTGGAACATACACAGCCTCTAACGGCGTACTACTTACAGGAACTAACTTCACATTTGCTCCATCTACAACAGGCGGTTTACAGACAGATTCTAGCGGCGGAGCAATCAAGCTTGCTACCAACTCTGGTGCTGCTACAGACGCTAACGGTTTTGCAATCGGTGCCGGCAACGGTATCGTTGTTGGAACCAACACCATCTCTGTTGATGCAGCAGTAGTAGCTAGAAAGTACTCAACAACACTTTCTACATCAGCTACCTCGTATACAGTAACCCACAACCTAGGCACACTGGACGTTCACGTTCAAGTTTACGAAATAGCAACTGGAGAAGAAGTTATTGTAGATAACGTGCGTGCGTCAACATCCACTGTAACAATTGGATTTGCGTCTGCACCGACATCTAACGCCTACAGGGTAGTTGTAATCGGGTAACATAAATGAGTACAAAAGCATTAGTACCACTAAACGTACTGGCTGTAGGCACTGAGCCTGCCGGCCAGCGAGCAGGGGATCTATACTTTAATACTGGCACCCTGAAGTTAAGAATATATAGTGGTTCGGCTTGGATTGATATTAGTGGAGTTGGTGGGGGCGGCGGTCTTCAAATAGATGGTGGAACACCTGGATCTTTCTACGGTGGAACACCAGCAGTAGACGGTGGATACCCATCTTCTACATTTACAGGATCTTATGATGGAGGAGTTTCGTAATGGCAGTTAATATTCAACTACGCAGAGGAACAACTGCTGAGTGGGTTGCCTCGAACCCAATTCTTGCTGAAGGTGAAGTCGGTGTAGAAACCGATACTAAGAAACTTAAAGTTGGAGATGGACTTACAGTTTGGTCTTCCCTACCTTATATCAACTTAACTCCAGCAATTGCCGCGAACATTTACGCCCCTCTAATTTCTCCAGCCCTTACTGGTATACCTACAGCCCCTACAGCAACAGCAGGTACATCTACCACACAAGTTGCAACTACAGCATTTGTAGGGACTGCAGTTTCAAACCTCATAGCATCTGCACCTGGCGCCCTTGATACCCTTAATGAGTTGGCAACAGCCCTTGGAAATGACGCGTCATTTTCAACAACAGTTACAAATGCACTTGCTGCTAAAGCCCCACTTGCTAACCCAACTTTTACTGGAACTGTTTCCGGCATTACTAAGTCTATGGTTGGTTTGGGCGCGGTAGATAACACATCAGATGAAAACAAGCCAGTATCTACAGCAGTACAAACTGCTCTTGGTTTAAAGGCACCACTGGCTGACCCTACATTTACAGGAACAGTAGGCGGAATTACAAAGTCTATGGTTGGCTTAGGTAATGTTGATAATACAACAGACGCTAACAAGCCAGTATCCACATCAACACAAACAGCCCTTGATCTAAAAGCACCTCTAGCCTCACCTACTTTTACTGGATCAGTTTCCTTTGACACTAATGTCGCTCTTATATTTGAAGGTTCTACAGCAGATGGTTTTGAAACTACGCTATCAGTTGCAGATCCTACAGCAGATAGATCTTTAACTTTTCCAAATGCAACAGGAACATTGGCTACACAAGAACATGTAGCAAGTGAAATAGGTACACACTCTTCGGATACAACAAATATACATGGAATTACAGATACAGCAGACCTTGCTACAAAAACCTATGCGGACACCGCTGTAAGCACACATAGCTCAGACACAACAAATGTGCACGGTATCACAGATACCGCAGATCTTGCTACTAAGTCATATGCAGATACTGCAGCTGCTTCAGCAGTTTCTACATCAGTCTTTACTCACTCATCAGACACTCTAGATGTACATGGAATTGCAGACACAGCAGCACTTGCTACAAAGACATATGCTGACACTGCTGTAAGCACGCATAACTCAGACACAACAGATGTTCATGGTATTGCAGATACATCGGCACTCGCTACAAAAACTTACGCTGATACCTCAGTCTCTACACACAGCTCAGACACAACTTCAGTGCATGGAATTACAGATACAGCAGAGCTTGCCACAAAAACCTATGCGGACACTGCGGTTTCGACGCACTCTTCAGACACGACCTCTGTTCATGGCATAGCAGACACAGCAAATCTTGCCACTAAGTCATACGCTGATGGTGCTGTTTCTACCCACGAAGCAGATACAACTTCTGTTCATGGAATTGCAGACACCAGTATTCTTGTAACAACAACTGGAACTCAAACTCTTACAAACAAGACAATTACCACTCCAGCTGGTCTAGTTAAATCAGATGTAGGCCTAGGTAACGTAGATAACACAGCAGACGCAAGTAAGCCGGTATCAACAGCGCAACAGACCGCTCTTGATTTAAAAGCCAACCTTTCAGGTCCTACATTTACAGGAACCGTTTCCGGCATTACTAAGTCTATGGTTGGTCTTGGAAACGTTGACGACACAGCAGATGCATCAAAGCCGGTATCAACAGCGCAAGCTTCAGCAATTGCAACTGCTAAATCAGAAGCAATTGCAGATGCAACATCACAAGTAAATGCATTGCTTGCAGGAGCACCAGCAGCTTTAAACACACTTGACGAGCTTGCAGCAGCACTTGGTGACGATGCAAACTTTGCAACTACTGTTACAACTAGTCTTGGGTTAAAAGCCCCACTTGCTTCACCCACATTTACTGGAACAGTTACAGTGGCAGCATCTGGAGTAGCATTTACAGATGGCACACAGACAAAAGAAGGAACTCCTTCTCGTACACCAATTATTCAAAAGACGGCTTCTTATACGCTTTCAGCCTTGACTGAAAGAGACACTTTAATTGAGGTCGCTAGTTCAAGTGGTACAACAATTACTATCCCATTGAACTCAACAGTAGCCTTTCCAGTAGGGACATCAATTGATATTCTTCAAACTTCTACAGGGCAAGTGACCATCGCTGGAGATGTTGGAGTAACAGTTAACGCAACACCTGGCTTAAAACTTCGCACAACTTGGTCATCTGCAACTCTCTTCAAGAGAGCAGAAAATACCTGGGTAGTTTACGGCGATCTAACAGCGTAATAGGGAGGGATAAATGGCTAAGAAGACTGGTAGACGTTCCGCTGCATCTAATGACTTTCTAGAGCCATTAGCACCAACAAGCGTATCTGCTTCAAACGTTGGAACAGGCAGAGCGTACAATAACGGCGCAGCCGTTGTTTCATTCTCTTTACCAGCACTTTCTCCAGCAGCCACCTCTTTTACAGTAACAGCAAGCTCAGGCCAAACAGCAACTGGCTCATCTTCTCCAATTACAGTTAGCAGTATCCCTGTTAGCGCCTCTGTAACATTTACAGTAACAGCAACAAATGCTGCAGGAACTTCTCCCGCCTCTGCCGCTTCTTCTGCAATCGCCATTACAACAATACCACAAGCACCACAGTCAGTTTCTGCGTCTACAGTTTCTGCAAACCTTAACAGGATTAGTTGGACTGCTGGTGCCACCGGTGGTAGTGCACTTACCTCCTATACAATTACTGGCTCTGACGGCACAAGTTACACAGGTATTGCAGGCTCAGCAGTGACTTATGATGCCTCAGATAGCACACCTACTGCTGCCTCTCCAGGATCACAGAGCTATACTATTACCGCAATTAATGCTAATGGAACCTCAGATGCGGCAGGAACAAGTGCCGTTACTACTATTGCTCCATTTTTCCCATTCTTTCCTCCCTTTTTCCCTCCCTTCTTCCCCTTCTTTCCTCCATTCTTTCCTCCATTCTTTCCGTTCTTTCCATTCTTCCCTCCTTTCTTTCCACCGTTTTTCCCATTCTTCCCACCATTCTTCCCGCCTTTCTTCCCATTCTTCCCACCATTCTTCCCGCCTTTCTTCCCATTCTTCCCATTCTTCCCACCGTTTTTCCCACCATTCTTT